ATATTATAAATTATTGAATATAATATGATTTTTTTTAAAGTATAAATAATTTTGCTCTACTTTTTTAAGTATAAAATCATTTTGCTCTACTTTTTAAAAAAGTAGATTAGATATCGAGCGAAACCGTGTTACTTGATGACTTTGGTCGTCTGCGACTCTTCTTTGGCATATTTCCATCACCTTGTAAATCTTTCAAATCACTAATGCTAATAGTGCTGCTATCATTATTTACAGGTGTTGGCTCTTGGATATTAATAGTCTTTGTTTTAAGTCCAGAGAGAATATCGGTAATATCACTTGGTCCCTTCATTTCAGGACGACTACTGGCAGGTCTTCTATTGCTTCTTTCATCAGTATTACCGTAATTTTCTCTCAAACTGATTCCCTCATCTGTAAAATTACTTCGACTCATATTCAAATCGGGGCGATTCGAGTAATTATTATTTCCCGCTCTTCCTTGAGGAGGAGGTGGTGCGTATTGTCCTTGTGTTGCCAACGGAGGAGGAGGTCCCATACCACTGGGAACTTGCGGCTCAGGATTCATCATATTAGTCATAAATCCGGAAAACCCAGGACTTGTATTAGCCATTGAATTCACTGCTGCGTTTTGGAATGAACGCATTAGATCAGGGTTTTGTCTCAAAATATCATCCATACCGGGCATAGCGGATTTGAACATAGTGTTTGTCATATGGACCATCATAGCACTGCCGCCAAGTTGAAACATTAATTTGATTTCGGGTGACATAGAGGCCTTGCTCTTGTATTTTTCGTACAACTCACCAAAAATCTCATCATAGTCGCTAACATTTTCATTCACTTGTTCAGACCAGCCGTCTAATTTAATATCAAATGGGTCAAACCGTCCATTCAAAAACTCAATTCCGTTGATAACTGCCATAAGCATATTGCCTTGGAATTTAACAGAGTTTTGTTTAGTTTTCTCCTCCATAATGGTCTCATATTCACCCATCATTTCTTGTAACGATGATTCCATCGAATATTTTTTGGACAATTCAACACCCTTCTTCTCAAGTGCCTCTAACTTGCGCAAAAACTTAAACTTCTCTCTTAACATTTCTTCTTTAGTTAATTGAGGTTGAGATGGTAGACCTTTATCAGGATTAATAGGCACATTATTGAACTTACCATAACCATCCCAAGTTTTAGCATCACTGCCTAAATCAGAGGTGGCTCTTCCAACACCAGAAGAACCTCCATCACTAAAACGGACAGATGACGGTTTGTCATCATTAAATATAGAACTTGGTGCCGAAAACATATCCGAAGCAGGTTTATAACTACCGCCACTATTAGTGCCTGGAATATCATCCACTAAATTATTTAATTCATTTTCTAAATTATTTAAATCGTCTAAATCAATATCACTTGATAATTTTGAACTTTCTTTAATTTTGTCGTTCATTAAAAATTCAAGTCCTCCACCAAAATTACTAGACTTATTACCCCAATTACTACCTCCCGAATTATCATTAAAATCGAGTTCCGATATTTCAATCATTTCAGCCATTATTATTCATTAAATAGAACATATAATTTTAAGTCATACGCGAATTAAATATATTTTTATAATTAAAAATTAATTATTTACTTTTGTTTTTCTTTTTATAGCTTCGTTGATAAAGTTGATAGGAACCATAATCCTTGTAAAAATGAATCTGCTAAATCATCTTTTTTCTTATGTGCGTTAAAATAATCGAGTTTATCGGAAAATCGATAATCGGTTGTAATTATTTCTAAACATTTTGCAATACCCAGCTTTTTCCTGTCACTATACTTAGTTTTGTCTTTAATATCGCAACACTTAAGCTTATTTGAAGCTGAAATAAACTCCACATTTTTCACATTTACAGGAGACATTACAAAGTATTGTACCAACATTCCTTGAATCGTTTTCATTCGAGTAGCTATTGGACTAATTTGATTTTCAATAATTACGGAATCAATACATACCTCATCAGAAAACAATTTATCAAAATGTGTTTTGATATTAATCCCAATATTGTACAAATTAACGTCGGCTGCTTTTTTGACTTCAATTTCCTGTAGATAATTTTGTTTAATGTATTCATTTATATTAGCAAGTAAATCTACCTTTTTTATTTTTGGCGGATATTTAACCCCATATTTATCGGCAATTTCAAATAGTTTTTGTATTTTTTGTTTATTGATAGAAGAAGATTTTAATTCGGATGTTGGTATTTGATAATTTTGTTTTTTAGAATGTTTTAAACAAAAGCATTGATCGTCCTTGGAAAATTTTGCTGGTTTATTACATAGACCAATTTTATCGATAAAAATACAATTTTGGATTTCGTGTTGCTCCGAAATATTAACTGTATCCCATTTTGTAATCTTAAAATAATCAGAGTTTTCTGATTTTTCAAAAAGACAAAAGGCTAAATTCTTGATACCAACATCTATACTAAGTATTTTCATATATTATTTAATTATTAAAATACTTGTTATTAAATTGTTTACAAACTGTATATATTTATTGTTTATTTGTATAAGCTTGAGGGTTGATAGATGGCGCAACCAATCTCGAGTTCAATTGTTCACGTGACAAGTAAGGATTCTTTAGATCGCTGTTACAGTAGCCAAAACCGGGTTTACTCGTGTCAAATGTAGACCTAAATGTGTATGGCACATTATCGGATGGTGTTTTGCCGGTTTGGACGTGCGGGTCAAGACCCAATTCGTAGCACGCCTCAGTAGTATTATAGTTCATAATTTGAAGACCATTTTGCTGTAAATATTGGCGATAGCTCCAGTTGTTTGCGATGCCTTCTTTTTGTTGTATTCTGTTGTTGACGACAGCATCCGGCTGCCATTGTGCAAAGTTGCGACCATCCGCCATAATTGGAGGAAAATTAAAATGAATATTATTAGATCCGCTATAGCAAGTGCCCCACGACATTTATATAATTACAAGATAAAATTCTTATTCAACTCCAAGCAATTTAAGTAATTCATTTTTCTTCAACTTTGAAGAATCGGATGATAGACCCTTTTCAGCAACCACGCTTCTTAATTTGGGAAGCGCCATTTTTCTATAATCTAATGGTTGTTCTGGTTTGGTTTCTTCTAAAGTAATATTGATGGATTTTAAGTCCATAGATTTTATATTATCATTTTTTTCTTCCTTAATAGATACACTGCTTGTGCTGCTATCGTCTAAATCATCCATTTCTTCTAAGCTTGCTACTGATAAATCATCCATTTCGTCTAAACTTGCTTCGTCTACATCTGATTCATTATTGTCGCTAATATTCAGTTTTAATACTTTAACATCATTACTATGTTCGCCAAGCTCGATAACACTATTATCGCTATCGTCATCATCATCATCATCAACGCTTTCATCAATACTTACTTCACTTGCTGCGTCAGAATCAGAGTCGTCTGCGTCAGAATCTTCTTCATCATCAGAAACAAGAATTAAATTATCATTTTGTACTATTCTTTTTTCTAAATCGGGTTGTTGTTGCTGTTGAAAAAACTGAGGGTTTGGTGGTTGGCGATTCATTGTTAATTGATGAATAAACATTTTAGAACCATTTACTTCTTCGGCTAAAGAAGAAACCAGACTTAGCATAGAAGAAATTTTATGATTTTGTTCTCTAAATTTAGTTTCAAAATATACAACAAGCAATGCTACTACGAGCACTAATATTCCTAAAAACATTAAAAAAGTTGGATTAAATAAATCTGTTAAAGAAGCCATATTATTACAAAGAGGATATATAAATTAATTATTTAAATTAACGAATTAGTTTATATTATTATAGAGTTTTTTACTCATCACTTGTATTAGAAATAATTTCTTTTGGGTAATCCATTGCTGTTAATACAGCTACACCACCTTTAACTTCAGAAATCCCATCGGCTAATTTATATTTATAGATTAACATATTATCTTTTTTCTCTGTCTCCATATGACAATTAATAATGTTTTTATTTTTTTGTAATTTTTTACAAACTTTGATAAAATGTGTTGTTAAAATACAATGAACATTTGAATTCTTAATTATGTAATTCATAAATGCTGTAGAACTTGTTACAGCTTCATCAGGATTTGTACCGGAATACAATTCATCAAACCCGCAAAAATGTGTTTCATCTTCATTTGTTTTTATTAAATCCAAAATATCTTTACATCGTCGTGCTTCAGCTTGGAATAAACTATCGCGTCCAGATGTGTCGGGAATATTTAAATAACAATGGATATATTTAAAAGGATTTAACTGAGCGGAGTCATAAAAACCGCATCCAAATTGCTGTGTCAAAATAATATTAATAAGTGTAGATTTAAGTATCGTTGTTTTTCCAGATGCGTTAGGTCCAGTAACAATAATATTCTTCTTAAATTTGATTGTGTTTTTAATCGGATTTTCATCCTTTAAAGGACCATAATAATTATTTTTAAAATGTGATTTAGTTTTGCTCTTGACAAAGGCTGAATAATTTATTTTTCTCTCTTCAATATTTTTTTGTAACCCTTCAAGACAATCAACATAGCCATTGAAACCTAAAGAGTACATAATTACTTCGTTATATACCAAATCATCGTGTAATTCGTAAAAGTATTTTAATATATGTCCGATTTCCTGTATTTTTTTAACGCTTGTTAAATTGTATTCAGTTATAAAAGAGAATTTCTTCTTTAGACCTTCTAATGTTTGTTTTTTCTCTCTTAATACATTGTTAAAACCATTTTGGGTTGTTAAATCAGATGAGTAAATCAAATAATTGTCCATTGATTTTATAGTGTAGTCGATATAATTGCTAATCTCATCAAAATGTTTATGTATTTTAATCATATTATTATGGAATTTCAAGCAAACCGTTACGTTTTGATAAATGGAAAAGAAATAAAACGCTGCGGATATAACTAAGTATATTTTTTCATTTAATGAAACATCATTAAACTGTGTAAAAAGTTTTCCAATTGCGTGTGATTGAGCTAAAACCTTTAAAACCTCAATATATTCGTTAACCGTTAACTCAAGTCCCTTTAATTTAATAACAAAAAAAGGTACAATCAATATAAAAACTGGTATAAGGAAAGAAATGATAGGAGATGCCAAGTTGTACATACTCATAAATTGTAGAAAATGTTCTGATTTATTAAGAAATTCTAACATAGGCCAATCCATATAATAATATTTTTCCTTGAAATCAGTTTCACATTTTATTTCATTCCATATTTCCAGAATATTGCCATAATTTGGCGAATATGTGGTATATTTTTTATCACAACACTTATATGACTTTAATAATTCCTGATTTTGAGTAATAAAATCGACGTCTGTAGTATAATAATCGGCAACTTGTTCAATAAGTTTTTCAGAAACATCGTTATCATTGTTAAAAAAATAATTATATATTGGTTTACAACCAGACGCGTCAATGGTGTTAACAAGTTCTAAATCAGTAACAATATGTTGCTTTATTTTCATTTTTTTGTCATTATAAAAAATTGGCATTTTAAAATGATTATTGATTTCACTAATTACTGACATTTATTATATTAAAAAAAGAAATATAATAAATTTATTTTACGAATTTGTCATAACAATAATTTAGTTTGTTTGTTTAGTTTAGTATACTTCCTAAATCAGAAGGCATTTCTCTAATTTGTGTGTTGTAATGAGTTTCAATTTCCTTCATTTTACCGAAATCACGTCTGGTAACGAAATTGAGCCCTGTGCCTTTTCTTCCCCATCGGCCACTTCTGCCAATTCTATGAAGATACGTATGAACACATTTAGGGACATCAAAATTAATAACGACAGAAACTTGTTGTATATCGATACCTCTGGCAGTAACATTGGATGAAATTAGAACTCGATTGATACCGGTTTTAAATTGATTAAACGCAACTGCTCTGGCTGCGGAATCCATCCCACTATGAATACAACATACAGGAAACTCGTCCTCTTTCATTGCTTCGTACAAATCAGAAACGCGCTTAACACTGTTACAATAAATTATACAACAAGAGAATTTAGCAACTGAAAACAAATGTTTCAATGTTGCGTATTTTTGCCTGTCGTCATCAACGGCAATATAATATTGAGCAATACCATCTAATGTAAGCATCTCGGTTTTAACACTAATTTCAATAGGATTGCGCATAATTTTATCGATGAGTGGTCTAATACTTTCGGGCAATGTAGCACTAAATAAAGCAATCTGTATATCACTGTTAAAATATTGGAAAATATTATACACTTGCTCTTTGAAACCAGCCGACAACATTTCATCCGCTTCATCGAGAATAACCAGTTTAATACTCTTGATTGAGATTTTATCCCTGCGCATCATATCGTAAACACGACCGGGACATCCACAAATAACGTGTGGAGTATTTTTATTAGAAAAGCTGGATTTTTCTTCATAATTTGAGCCTCCAAATACAGTTTGTACTCTCAAACGTTCCTTTTTACTATTTTCAAGCATATCTCCAAGTGAAGTAATAACTTTAGATGTTTGAGTTGTGAGCTCTCTGGTTGGTGATAAAATTAGAACTTGAGTTGCATTTTTTTCCATATCTATTTTTGACAAAGCACCAATGGAAAATGTGGCAGTTTTGCCCGTTCCAGATTGTGCTTGAGCAATAATATCTCTTCCCATCATAATAGGTTTAATTGCTTTTTGCTGAATCGGACTTGGTTTTTCAAATCCATAACTATAAATTCCCCTTAATAAATCTATGGGTAATTCCAAATCCTCCCAGGAATTTATTTCATATGAAGGTTCAATTACTTCTTCATTATTACTTGCGTTGCTA